GTAATGAACAAGTAATGATTATCGTCACAGATTGTTATTAATTTAGTACTAGATTAGGGGGTTTTAATACCCCCTTTTTCTTTTTCTTTTGTGCTATAATGCTTGCAAATACTACCAATTCAGGTATTATTTGGGAATCCGGGTTACCCGGCTTATCAGACTGTCCCGGCAGACGCATACAAGACGGATAAGCTTAACTTTGTATGAAGGAAAAATATCATGGCAAGAACTACGTTTAGCGGACCAGTTGCGTCCGACAATGGCTTTATCGGTGGTACATCTGCAGACCCAATTTCAGTAACCACTGCTCAAAATATCTCAAGTTTTTATGGTACAACATCTGCAACATCAGGTGATACTCGTTTAAACTATTCTAAATTAACATTTACAGCAGCAGGTTCTGGTGAAACATTAAGAGCTTTCTCAGTTGTATCAGGTGCAGCAGCAGTTGGCGGTACAATTAACGGCGCTCACATTTCTATGTCTGTAAACACAGGTGGTTCTATTTCTGGTGCAGGTAATGCATTAAGAGCTACATTAGGTGTTGCAGCTTCAGTAACTCCAGGCGGTACATTAGCAGCTATTCAAGCTGATTCTGATATTGGTTCTGGCGCTACTCTTCCAGCAAGCACAGCATTCATTCGTTGCACAAACAGCGGTTCAGGTACTATTTCTAACTTATTTAATTTACCTGATGCGATGGTTGCTCCAATCGGTGGTACATCTACAACTCCAACACAAAAAATTAGATTTGTAGACTCAGCTGGCACAGCATATTTCTTATACGCTGTAGAAGCATAATAAATGGAAATAACAAAAGAATTTCTTTTGTCTGAGATCAAGCGCCTTGAGAATGAACGTAATCAAGCAGCAAACTTCATTACAGCTTCTCAAGGTGCCATCGATGCATATACTGCACTAGTTGAAAGACTAGATTCAAAAGAACAAGGAGAATAATTATGATGCAAACGGACGTAAAAGCAGCCACGTTAGCTAATACCGGATCTATAGGAATACCTACTAGATTAAAAGGGTTAGTTATATCATATACTGCTGGTACAGGATCTGTAGTTTTAAAAGACGGCGGCTCTGGTGGTACAACTAGATTTTCATTTACTGCTCCTGCAACAACTAACGGTGCTATTAATGTTGTCATTCCTGGTGAAGGTATTAGGTTTGATACATCTATTTATGGCGCTATTACCGATGCAACAGTAACAGTATTTTATGGCTAAGAAAGGCGTATCGCTTTCGATTGGACGTGGTGAGAAGCTCCCTGTGTCTAAAGGTGCAGGTCTCACTGCTAAAGGTCGTGCTAAGTATAACCGTGCTACAGGGTCAAACTTGAAAGCACCTCAACCACAAGGTGGTCCTCGTAAGAAATCATTTTGTGCAAGAATGTCAGGAATGCCTGGTCCTATGAAAGATGAAAAAGGTAGACCTACTCGTAAGGCTGCCGCATTAAAAAGGTGGAAATGCTCATGAGTACAGATCGCGAAGTCATAGAACATGGTGTTGAAATTAAACATATTCAAGCGGATGTAGATACACTTATGGAAGACATGGAACAACTAAAAGCTCGTCTAGATAGTATTGAAAAAACTCTAGAAGAAATTAAAGGCGGTTGGAAAGTATTTATTGCTATTGCAACTGTAGGCTCTATGATCGTAAGTTGGGTTGTTAATCATTGGCTTAAATAGGAGTTACCATGAAAGCTTTTATAGAAAAGGTGTTTAAAATGAAAAAACAAAAACAAGAGGAATTAATTAATGAAGAATCTAGTTCAGAAGTTACAGAACAAGCTACAGAAGCTGCTGTCGAAGCTATCAAGACTAGTAAAAAACAAACTAAAGTTGAAGTAGCAGTTCAACATACAGATCGTAAGGACGACTAATATGCCAAGTAAATCAAAAGCACAAAGAAATCTTATGGCAGCCGCAGCGCATAATCCAGCGTTTGCTAAAAAAGTAGGAGTACCCATGTCAGTAGCTAAAGAATTTAATAAAGCAGATAAGGGTAAAAAATTCAAAGAAGGCGGGATGCTTAAAGAAGTTGATTCTAGCGAGAATCCTGGTTTATCAAAATTACCAACGGAGGTTAGAAATAAAATGGGATACATGAAAAAAGGTGGTATGGCTAAAGGCTATGCAAAAGGTGGTTGTGCAACTAAATCAGATGCAAAAATGATTGCTAAAAAAGAAGTTAAAGGTCATGAATCATCTATGCACAAAATGAAAAAAGGTGGCATCGTAGAAAAAGGTACAGGTGAGAAATATGCATCTAAAGCTGCTATGATGAAACACGAAAAGAAAGAATCTAAAGCAGAAGAAATGAAAGAACACGGCATGAAAAAAGGTGGTATGTGTAAAGGTTATTCTAAAGGTGGTCAACTTTCTAAAGCTAACGGTATCGCAGTTCGCGGTAAAACAAAAGGCAGGATTATATAATCATGGCTGATAAAGACCCAAATCAAATGGCAGCTGAAAAGCTAGATAAAGAAACAAAAAAAGTTCAGGCTGAACAAGCAGCTAGTTTAGACCAAGCATCAGAAAAAGTAAGACAAGGTAAAATTCAACCTCCTACAAATGATGATATGGGTCCATTACCTGAGAAAAAACCTGTTAAAAAGATGGCTAAAGGTGGTTCAGTATCTTCAGCCTCTAAACGTGCAGATGGTTGTGCTACAAAAGGTAAAACTAAAGGTAGAATTATTTAAGGAGCCCTCATGGGTGGTGCAGTAAGTTCAGTTGTTAAAGCTGTAACATCTCCGGCTAGCATTATTACGGGAGCTGTTGGTTCAATTCCAGTAATAGGTCCGATTGCAGGTCCTATAGTAGGAGGTATTACTGGTGGACCTATAGGTTTTGCTTCGTCTCTTGCAGGGCAAGCACTTCAAGGTAATTATGGAGGCGGTGGCGGTGGCGGCGGATCTAGTGGGGGTGTTCCAACATATGGAACTACAGATGCTTCAGGTAATCTAGTTCCTGCTACTCCTGGTTTTAATTATGGTGCTAACACTTATACTTATGGGGGTAATCCATATGATGCATCTAAATATTTTGTGCAAGGTAATAAAGGTGTTTACAATGTTTTACCTGAATTAGGTAATTTATATAGTCCTGAAACACAAGCACAACAAGGTACATCAAGCTTTAACGCTTATCAAAATATATATGGCAAAATGGCTGGAGATCCGTTAGCACAAGCTAACCTACAAAAATCATTTGCACCTGGTATGTTATCAGTATCGCCTCAACAAGCTGGCGGATACAAACCCATAGGAGATTTTAATCCTGCAACAACTCCNNTTACCAAGTTACTTAGCTGAAGATATTAAATCTGCTTACGGTGAATATATGCCTCAAGCACAAAGTAGTCAGGCTAGTTATTTACCTATACAATATGCTGACTTTGGTTTTGGTGCAGAAGACAAAAATTATGAATTAGCTAAATATGCAGCACAAAATAAAAACCCATTCTTTACACCATTTGCTACACCAACTGAAACAGCAGTACCTGAAATGGCTAACCCATTTGCTTTTGCTAAACCACCAGAGGCACCCACGCCTCCACCAAGTCCTTATCAACCTGTAGAAGGTGGACCAAGAAGAGGACCAGCAGAACGAAGTATGGTACCTGCAACAACGGCAGCACTAGGATCTTTTAGACCTGTAGAAGCAAGTACAGCAACTCCAACATCAGTTGCAACTGTAAGACGACCAGATGAATATAAACCTGTTAATATTAGAACAGGTGGATTAGCAAGTTTAAGGAGAAAAGCATGAGACCAAGTAGAGGCATGGGTATTATAAAGAAAACAAAAATTCCTAGTGCGACTGAAAATACGATGCCTAAAGGTGTTGTTAAAAAACGTCGTGATAACACAGACTTTACTCAGTATAAAGAAGGTGGTAGTGTTAACGCTGCAGGTAATTATACAAAACCAAGTTTAAGAAAAAGAATTGTAGCTCAAGTTAAAGCTGCTGCAACACACGGTACAGGTGCGGGTCAATGGTCAGCTCGTAAAGCACAATTAGTAGCTAAGAAATACAAAGCTGCAGGCGGTGGATATAAGTGAGTGCATTAGCTAAACCACAACGTTCGCTCAAATCATGGGGTGATCAAAAGTGGAGAACTAAGTCTGGTAAAAAGTCTAGTGAAACAGGCGAAAGATACTTACCAGAAAAAGCAATTAAAGCTTTAAGCCCACAAGAATATGCTGCAACCACAAAAGCTAAAAGAGAAGGTAAGGCTAAGGGCAAACAATTTGTAGCTCAACCTAAATCAATTAAACAAAAAGTAAAGCCATATAGAAGGATTAAATAATGGTAGATAGAACCTCAGGCACCACGAGTTTTAATTTAGATCTTAACAATTTAGTTGAAGATGCATTTGAACGTTGCGGTAAAGAACTTCGTACAGGCTATGATTTAAGAACTGCAAGACGTAGTTTAAACTTACTTACAATTGAGTGGGCTAATCGCGGCATTAATTTATGGACTGTAGAACCTGGTCAAATTGCACTAGAGCAAGGTCGTATTATGTATCCACTACCCGTAGATACAATTGATTTACTTGATATGGTAACTCGTACAGGCACAGGTCAGAATCAACAAGACATTAATATTAACCGTATTTCTGAATCAACTTATATTACGATCCCTAATAAAAATGCAACAGGTCGTCCTATTCAAGTTTGGATTAATAGACAAAGTGGTCAAGAAAACCCTACTACAATTACTCTAAATGAAACTTTATCTGGCACTGATACATCAGCAGATGATACTATTACATTGTCTAGCACAGTTGGCTTAGCTCAATTTGGTTTTATTAGAATCGGTGAAGAAACAATTCAATACGGTGGTGTAAGTGGTAATACAATTACAGGCTGTATTAGAGCTGTGAATAACACAGCAATTGCTCCTCATGCTATAGGTGCTGCAGTTTATGTACAAAATTTACCAACCATTAATGTTTGGGTAGCACCTGATCAAAGTAATTATTATACTTTTGTATATTACAGATTAAGAAGAATTCAAGACGCAGGTAATGGTCTAACAGTAGAAGATATTCCGTTTAGATTTATTCCATGTATGGTAGCAGGATTAGCTGCATATTTAGCTATGAAACTTCCTGATGTTGATCCTAATCGTATAGCTATGTTAAGAGCCGATTATGAAGCTGCATTCCAATTAGCTGCAGACGAAGATAGAGAAAAAGCAAGTGTTAGGTTTGTGCCTAGAGATATGAGTTATATTAGATAGTTATGCCATTAAAAGATCCAATTGCTAGAAAAGCATATCAAAAAGCATATGCACAAAAAAATAGAATTAAAGCATATGAACGCATCAAAGAATGGCGTGCAGCTAATCCTGAAAAATGGAAAGAACAAAGAAAAAGATATGCTAAAAAACATGTTGATAAAATAGTAGAAAAAACCACTAGATGGAAAAAAGCTCATCCTGAAAGAGCAGCTGAAATATCTAAAAAAACTAGAGCCAAAAATAAAGCAAGAGTATTGGCAACTAAAGCAAAACAAAGAGCTGCTAAAAGAAATAGAACACCTCAATGGGTTGATAAAGAACATTTGTGGCTAATAAAACAAGCTTATGAATTAGCCGTATTAAGAACAAAACAATTTGGGTTTTCTTGGCATGTTGACCATATAATACCGTTATGTGGTAAAAACGTTTCTGGATTGCACGTAATTGAAAATTTACAAGTGATACCTGGAATGGAAAACTTAACAAAGAATAATAGATTTGAGATAGACGATGCCAACCAAATACGCTAGTGCCAAGAACTCGATTGCACAGTGTGATCGCTGTGGGTTTAGATATAAACTAAAGCAATTAAAACGATTGGTTATCAAGACCAAAAATGTTAATATACTGGTATGCCCAGAGTGTTGGGAACCGGATCAGCCACAATTATTACAAGGTATGATGCCAGTATATGATCCGCAAGCTGTACGTGATCCAAGACCTGATAGTCCAAGTTACTACCAAGCAGGTTTAAATGGATTGCAAACATTAGAAGTAACAGGACCATTAACAAGTGAAACAGGAGTTCCAACGCTGGGTAGTAGAATTATTCAGTGGGGCTGGTACCCCGTGGGTGGATCAAGATTAAACGATGCTGGATTAACGCCTAATGATCTAGTTGGAATTGGTAACGTAGGCACAGTAACAGTAACAACAACTTAAGGAGAAGTAACATGGCATACAAATCAGCAGCTGATGGTATTACCAAACAAGGTAAAACTAAAGGTAGAAATTTAGGCGATGACGGCGCTAGAGTAGGTATCCAAAAGGGTCCTAAACATGCAGGTTCTAAAGGTGGTAAAAAGAACATTGACATGAAAACTATGGGTCGTAATTTAGCTAAAGTTGCAGCACAGAAAAAAGGATAATTATCATGGCAGAATATAAACAACCAGTAATCGTGCCTAATGCAGACATTTATTATAGTGAAGATCCAAATTCAATCACTATGAAAAATACTACACCTAAAATGGGTGGTCGTCGTGTTAGTGTTAGCAATCCAGGTCGTGAAGATACAAAGACAGATGGCATTACTATCCGTGGCTGCGGTGCAGCTACTAAAGGTACCAAAGCTAGAGGTCCGATGGCGTAATGAACTACACGCAGTTAGTTGCAGAAATACAGAGTTATACCGAGAATCAGTTTCAAACAACTGATATAAACACATTTATAACTCAAGCCGAACAACGTATTTATAATGCGGTGCAACTTCCTGCACTACGTAAGAATGTAACCGGTACTACAACAACTGGTAATAAGTATCTAGCAATGCCTAGTGATTGGTTAGCTACGTTTAGCTTAGCGGTTATCAATGCAAATAATGAGTACTTATATCTTTTGAACAAAGATGTGAATTTTATTAGACAATCATTTCCAGATACAGACTCAGCTTTTTATGCTGAACCACAGTATTACGCAGTATTTGATCAGAATACATTTATATTAGGTCCAACACCTGATGCTTCGTATTCTATGGAGTTACATTATTTTTATTATCCAGAATCAATTACTACTGTGTCTGGTGGTACAACTTGGTTAGGTAATAACTTTAGTTCTACATTATTATATGGCTCTTTACTTGAAGCTTACACCTATATGAAGGGCGAGCAAGATGTTATTAACCAATATCAAAAACGATATGACGAAGCTATGCTTCTATTGAAACAACTTGGCGACGGCAAAGACAGGCAAGATGCATATCGATCAGGTCAAGTAAGGTACCCAGTTAGATGATATTAGGACAAGCACAGACCACAACCTTTAAGCTTAATTTATTAAAAGGCTTAGAGAATTTTTACACAGGGTCACCATATACATATAAAATTGCGTTGTATGATGCAACTGCTACTATTAATAGCGAAACGACTGCATATACAACAGATCACGAAATTACAGGTACGGGCTACGTAGCTGGGGGTAATACTTTAACTCCTACAGTTGGTAGTGATACTAGTAATAACACAGCCTATGTGACATTTGCCAATGTGACATGGAGTCCTGCAAACTTTACGGCAGCTGGCGCTTTGATATATAATGCAACTACAAACGCATCAGTCGCAGTATTAAACTTTGGTGGTGAAAAGACAGCCACTACAACATTTACAATAGAATTTCCTGCAGCAACTTCAACCACTGCTGTATTAAGAATTAACTAAAGGAGTAATTATGAGCAACATAGACAAATTTGGAATGGGCGACTCAGTAGATGCGTCTGTGACAAGAAATGCAGGATCAGGCGAAGAGTTTGGTCTTGAAGGTCATTATACATTTACTTGCTACGATAAAGACGGCAATATCAAATGGACAGATGGCTTCGACAATTTAACAACAAACGTAGGTAGAGCAAACTTACTTGACTCTTACTTTGCTAATACAGGTGGTGGTGCAGTAGTTATGGGTCTTATGACTAATAACGCAGTTCCAGCATCTATCCCAGCTGTGACAGATACACAATCATCACATACTGGTTGGTATGAAGCAGGTTCAGCTAATGCTCCTACATATTCAGGCAATAGAAAAACACCATCATTCAGTTCTGCTACATCAGCTAACCCATCAGTACTATCTACATCAGCTGCAGTAGTGTTCTCAATGACTGGTTCTGGTACTGTAACAGGTGCATTTATTAATATTGGTGGTTCTGCAACGATTGATAATACAACAGGTACATTGTTCTCTGCTGGTAACTTTACTGCAGGCTCTAAGACTGTAACATCAGGCGATACAATTAACGTAACATACACATTATCAGCTTCGGGCTAAGGAGCTCTAAATGGCTCTAGTAGTCTATGATCGTGTTCAGGAAACGACGACTACATCAGGTACAGGATCAATTACCTTACTTGGTGCAGTCAGCGGGTTCCAATCGTTTGCCGTAGTTGGCAATAGTAATACTACTTACTACACTATAACAGATGGTGCTGCATGGGAAGTAGGTATTGGTACCTATTCGACCTCCGGTCCTACGTTAGCGCGTACAACAGTATTATCTAATTCAAACGGTAATACATCACCTATTACTTTATCAGGTGGTTTAGCACAAGTCTTTGTAACCTATCCGTCCGAAAAATCAGTCAATCTAGATGCTTCTGGTAATGTTACTCCTTTAGGTACCATTGCATCTGGCACTTGGCAAGGAACTACGGTTGGTGTTTCCTACGGCGGTACAGGGGTTACAGCGTCTAGTGGTGCTAATAGTGTAGTGTTACGTGATGCTAATCAAAACACAAGTATAAATAATATATTTCGTAGTGTTACTTCTACTGTATCTGCAGCTGGTACTACAACGCTTACTGCGGCTTCATCGTATTCACAAGTATTAACAGGTACAACAACTCAAACCTATCAACTACCTGATGCTACTACATTAACAAATGGTGCAAGCTTCCAGTTTAACAACAACTCTACTGGTAATTTATATGTCGTAGATTATGGTTCAAATGCTATTTATACCGTAGCTGGAGGTGGTGCCGCTCAAATATTCTTAACCTCAACAAGCACAGCTAATGGTACTTGGGATACTCACGGTTATATACCTGAAGGATCTAGTTGGGGAACAAACTCATTATCACTTGGTTCTACAGTTATTACAGGTGGTACTTGGAATGGTGGCACGATTGCTACAGGATATGGTGGTACAGGCTTAACTAGTTTTACTTCTGGTGGTGCTTTATATGCAACATCAGGCTCTGCTTTAACAAGCGGTACTTTACCTATTACAGCTGGTGGTACAGGACAAACCACAGCTTCCGCTGCTTTTAATGCACTAAGTCCTATTACAACAGCTGGTGATTTAATTATTGGTAATGGTGCTAACAGTGCTACAAGATTAGCAATCGGTGCTAACAATTATGTTTTAACTTCTAATGGTACAACAGCTACATGGGCTGCGGCTTCTTCTGGTGTTACAGTCACTAACGATACATCAACTGCTACAGCGTTATACCCAACTTTTACAAGTGCTACATCAGGTTCTATTTCAGGTGTTAGTGTTACAAGTTCTAAGTTCACTTTTGTTCCATCGACTGGTTCTTTAACAGCGCCACAAACTGTGGCATCAAATGGTTTAGTTGTAAATAGTAATACAGTAAGTGCTAACTATAGTATTCCAAGTGGATCAAGTGCAATGAGTGCAGGTCCAATGACTGTTAATAGTGGTGTAACAGTAACTGTTCCTAGTGGATCTAGGTGGGTAGTGTTATAACATGTTTGGGCTATCGACCTTTGCCCAAGCTCCATTCGCGTCATTAGGTGGTACAAGATATGATGTAGATGTAGCTGAGAGTGCAGCGTTAAGTGATGTATATGCAAGTAGTGCTGCGTTTGTTGGGTTGTTAGCAGATTCTATAGCATTAACAGATGATGTACCAAACCAATTTAATTTTTATCTAACAAATGCAGAAGCGTTTAATTTAGATGCAGAAGGTACAGGTGCTTGGGATACATATGCTGCCAACGATGAAAGTATTAGTTTAACTACAGAAGAATTAGGCGCATGGGGTACTTATGCTGCGTTAGCAGAAAACTTTAGTATAAGTGAAGCTGTATCAACCCAAGTTACTTTTGAGGGCGAAACTGATGAAGCTTCTACTTTAAATACAACTGAGACAGCCCAAGCTAACTTTGTAGGTGTTGATTCAGAAAGTATGACACTAGCTACTACTGAAGATGCCCAAGCTGACTTTGCTGGGGTTGATAACGAAGCTATTACATTTACAGATACAGAAGCTGCACAAGGTGACTTAGTAGGCGCAGTTGATGAAACAACTACATTAACTGATGAAGAAATCGGTAATGCTGATATTAGTACTGCAGTAGGTGAAACATTTACTCTATCAGATGATTTTGAAGCTGGGTTTATATTCTATGTAACGATTGATGAAACAGCAACATTATCAGATACGTACAGTGGTATAAGAGCAGTTTACGCATCAGTGACTGATAGTTTTGGGGCTACTGATCAATATACTGTAGTAGCTAACTTTAACCCAACAGTTGCTGAGACTTTAACACTTATGGACATGGCTTGTGCGACAGGCTGGTTTGTAATTAATGATTCTCAAACACCTAACTGGGTAGACATTAATGACGCACAAACACCAAATTGGGGATCAATACCTACTACTGTACCATGCAGTTAAGGTATAATACGGATAAATAAAAAGGACGATTTATGGCAAGTACCTATTCAGACTTAAAAATAGAACTTATCGGGACTGGTGAGCAATCAGGTACCTGGGGTACCACTACGAATACTAATTTAGGAACAGCGATTGAACAAGCGATTACGGGTTCTGGCGATGTTGCTTTCTCAAGTGCCGATGTTACTTTATCACTTACTAATACAAATGCTTCTCAAACTGCACGTAACCTAAGACTTAATTTAACAGGTACATCAGGGGGTGCTCGTAATTTAACAGTACCAAATATAGAGAA